CCGAAGAAGACGGCATGGACGGCTATTTCAAAAGTCTCGCGGGGGCAGCGTGAACATTCTGCGGAAAATGGCCGGCTTCTTCGCCCAGCGGATCGATATCCGCGACCCGTCGACGACGCAATCGATCGGAAGCCGCGGGGATTCCGGAGAATATGTCAGCAGCTCCAGCGTTCTCGGGCTGTCTGCGGTTTGGGCGTGCGTGAACCTGCTGTGTGGAACCCAGGCCAGCCTTCCGGTCATGGTCTACACCGTCAACGGCAAGGGCGAGAAGGAAGTCGGCCAGAGCCACCCGCTCTACCGAATCCTGCATGACAGCCCGAACTATGATCAGACCGCGGTCGATTTCTGGGAATTCATGTGCGCCGCCCTGGAATTGTGGGGCAATGCCTATGCCAAGATCGAACGCATGGGCGGACGTGTCATTGCCCTTCGCCCGATCGCTCCAGCCGCGATGTCCGTGCGGCGCACCGCATCCGGTCCGCTCGAATATCGCTGGACACAGGACGGACGATCCTATGTCGAGACCGACGAAGCGGTGCTCCATATTCGTGGTTTCGGCGGCGATCCGCTCGGCGGCCTTTCGACCCTGCATTTCGGGCGGCAGGCGTTTGGCCTTGCGCAGGCAATCGACCGATCCGCAGGGTCGACGTTCCGCAACGGCCTGCGGCCGTTCTTCCAGGTCGTTTTCGACAAGTGGCTGACCGAGGAGCAGCGGGCGCTGGCGGAAACGCGCTTGGTGGAGAAGTACGCCGGCGCCGTGAATGCCGGGAAGCCATACATCGCGGAAGGCGGGGCAAAGCTTGAAGCGCTCTCGCTGAAGCCTGAAGACGCGCAGATGCTCGAATCGCGTGGCTTCTCGGTCGAGGAGATTTGCCGGTTCTTCGGCGTGCCGCCGTTCATGATCGGCCACACAGAGAAGACCACCGGGTGGGGCTCCGGTATCGAGCAGCAGACACTCGGGTTTCAGAAATTCACCCTGCGTCGGCGGCTGAAGCGCATCGAGCAGGCGCTCGAAAAGCAGCTTCTGACTCCTGCCGACCGCGCACGCGGTGTCTCGATCGAGTTCAGTCTTGAAGGGCTTCTTAGGGCCGATAGCGCCGGTCGCGCACGCTTCTACCAGATGATGACGGGCATCGGCGCGATGACGATCAACGAAGTCCGCGCACTCGAAAACCTGCCGAAGGTGGAGGGCGGCGATGTGCCACGCATGCAGATGCAGAACCGGCCCATCACCGAGATCGACGACGAGGCCGTGCGGCAGATCATCGCCGACGAGAAAGGGAAATCCCGATGACCATGTTTCACGCCTTCCCCCTGATGGCGAAATCCGGCGACGACGTGATGCTGAAAGTGGGTGCCTGCGTCGAGGTCAAGGCAGATTCGCTGAAGGATAGCGGCGAATTCGAGGGCTATGGCTCGACGTTCGGCGGAAAGCCTGACAGCTACGGCGACATCATCGCGCCCGGTGCCTTCACGCAATCGCTTGCCGCGCACAAGGCGGCCGGCACCATGCCGAAGCTGTTCTGGCAGCACGATCCGAGCAAGCCGATCGGAAAATGGCTGGAGGCCAAGGAAGATGGCAAGGGCCTTTTCCTGCGCGGCAAACTGAACATGGACGTGCAGCAGGCGCGGGAAGCCTATTCCCACCTCAAGAACGCCGACATCGACGGCCTGTCGATCGGCTACAGGATCAAGGACTACTCGGTGAACACCGAGACGGGTATCTGGACGCTGGAAAATGTCGACCTGCGCGAGGTCTCGATCGTTTCGATCGGTGCGAACGAAAGCGCGACGATCTCAAGCGTCAAGGCCGCCAAGCAGCTACAGAGTCTCACCGAAAAGCTGAAGGCCGGGGACCGGCTGACAGAGCGCGAATTCGAGAGTTGGCTCAAGGGATTGGGCTTCTCGAATTCACAGGCGGAACGTGCCGCGCGTCTCCACCTGAAGGGGCAGAGGGAATCTGCCGATGCGGACGAAGCGCTTGCCTTCCTGCAAGCAATGCAGGGCTGACGCCCGCCAACCTCAACCACATCAGGAGATTCCCATGTCGGGACTTAAGCGATACGCCCTTGTGGCGTCGACCATTGCCGTGCTCGGTACGATGACGCCGATGGAGCGTGCCGCCGGCCGCTACATGCGCGCGCCGGACCACGAACCGAGCGGCGGCGGAAGCAAGACGGCGGCGGAGCTTGCCTCCGAGATCAAGGCCGACCATCAGCGCGCGATCGACGGCGTCAAGGCCATCGCCGAGGAAGCGCTCGGCAAGGCCAAGGCCGGGGAGGCTCTTTCCACCTCTCTCAAGGAAAAGGCCGACGAAGCGCTGATCAAGATGAACGAAATCGTCGAACAGGTCGCGGCGGTCGAGCAGAAGATGGCGCGCGGCGGCGACCCTCGTGCGGTCGGCTCCAAGTCCTTCGGCGAACAGTTCGTCGAGAGCGATGGCTTCAAGGAATGGCAGGAGAGCGGGTTCTCCAAGAACGCACGCGGCGCCGATCTGAAGATCAAGGCGACCCTCACGTCGGCGACCACGGACGCGGCCGGCTCGGTCGGCGACGCTATCGCCCCCACGCGGCTTGCAGGGATTCAGGAGCTACCGCAGCGTCGCATGACGGTGCGCAACCTGATCACGCCCGGGCAGATGGGCGGGAACGCGCTCGAATATGTCCAGGAGACCGGTTTCACGAACGGCGCCGGCATGGTGGCGGAGACGGACACGAAGCCGTCCTCGGACATCAAGCTCGATCTGAAGACCACCTCGGCCAAGGTCATCGCACACTGGATGAAGGCCTCCAAGCAGGTGCTCGACGACATCCCGCAGTTGCGCTCGATGATCGACCAGCGCCTGAACTACGGCCTGGAGCTGAAGGAAGAAGGCCAGATCCTCAATGGTGACGGCACGGGGCAGAACCTTCTCGGCATTATTCCGCAGGCGACACCCTACGTCGCGCCTATCGCGCTCGACGACGTCAATATCATCGACGTTCTGCGTCTTGCGATGTTGCAGGCAGCGCTCGCGGAATATCCGGCAACCGGCCATGTGCTCAATCCGACCGACTGGGCCTATATCGAAACCCTGAAGGACTCGATCGGCCGCTACATCATCGGCAATCCGCAGGGATCGACCGCGCCGACGCTGTGGCGCCTGCCGGTCGTCGAGACGCAGGCCATCGCAGCACGCAAGTTCCTGACCGGCGCATTCCGCCAGGGCGCCCAGATCTTCGATCGCTGGGAGTCGCGCATCGAGGTCGGATACGTGAACGACGACTTCATCAAGAACCTCGTCACGATCCTCGGCGAAGAGCGCCTGGCGCTCGCCGTCTACCGCCCCGAAGCCTTCATCTACGGCGATTTCGACGCCGCCCTCGGCGCCTGACCCAGTTCGGCTCAGCAAGGCGGGCGGCGGTGTCTCCGCCCGCTCTCTGAACCGAAGGAGGCGATCATGGCCGGTCAATTCGAATGGAAGGTTATGCGGGGGCATGAAGGCGACCGCTTCTATCGCGAGGGCGAAATCCGCATCGGGAGCGTCGCCGAACTTGGCCATCTCTCCCCGCGCACGCTCCAGCGCCTTGGCCCCGCGCCGACGGCAAAATCCGAGGCGAAGCCTCACAACAAGGCCGAACGCCCCCTGGCGAACAAGGCCGAAACCGGCCGCAAGGCCAAATAGCGCCTGCGGGCCAAGGAGAGTGAGATGAAGCGACTGAAAGTAACTGTAACGACGGCTGCCGATGGTACGGCCACCGGCTATTCCTCGCGCTTTTCGGGAAAGATCCACCAGATCGAATACCTGAAAGACGGGGCCAATGGCTATGCGAACGGCGTGGATTTCACGGTCACGGGCGAAGCGACCGGCGTGAGCATCTGGGCTGAGAACGATGTGAATGCTTCAGCCGTTCGCGCGCCGCGCCAGCCATTGCATTCGCAAGCCGGTGTCGCATCGCTCTACGCCGCGGGCGGAACCGCCGTGCAGGACAAGATCGCCCTTGCGCGCGACCGCGTGAAGATCGCGATCGCCGCAGGCGGCAACGCCAAGGTCGGTACCTTCCATATTCTCGTGGACGGCTGACGCCATGTACCGTCCCGTCCTGCTCTCGGAACCGGACATGCCGGTCACGGTGGAAGAGGCCATCCGGCAATGCCGCATCACCATCGATGCGGGCGACACCGTCGCTCTGGCTGAGGTGACGGCACTGCTTGCGGGTTATATCGCTGCGGCGTGGCGTCTTCTGAATGGATGGGACGGTCTCCTTGGCCGCTGTGTCGGCGCGCAGGAGGTTCGGCAGGATTTCGACGCCTTTGCATCCTGCCTGGTGCTGCCGCTCGGGCCTGTCGGTGATGATGTCGAGATCGTCTGGCGCGATGCGTCTGGTGGTGAGGAGGCAATAGACCCGGCAGAATATCGCGTGAAGACCGATATTGCAGGCCGGACGGCTGTGCATTTCCGCCCAAGCTTCTCGATCCCGGCCGAGATCGCGGACGAGCGGCCTGTCAGCGTCACCTATACGGCAGGGGAGGAAATTGTTCCTGCTCCGATCAAGCAGGCGATCCTCTTGATGGTTGGCGCCTGGTACGAAAACCGCGAAGAATCGGTTGTCGGCGTTTCCGTTTCCAGCCTGCCGAACGCGGTAGCGGTTGATCGGCTCATCCATCCCTATCGACGGACCCTGGTCTGAGATGCGCGCGGGAAAACTCGATCGACGGCTGACGATATTGCGGTTTGGCGAGACCGGGCGCGATGCGCTCAATCAGCCGATCGAAGGGTATGCCGCCGTCGCGACCGTGTGGGCACAGCAGCGGCCGTTGCGGGGCGAGGAGCGGTTCGAGGCGCAGCAGGTGACGGCGTCTCAGGTCATGACGTTCCATATCCGCTATCGCCGCGACCTGACGATGAAAGACCGGGTCCTCTATGAGGGGCGGACATTCGATATCACCGAGATCAGGGAGATCGGCCGGCGCGAGGTGTCGGAGTTCGACTGTGTTGCGCGCGTGGACGCGGAATGAAGCGGCCCTTCGTTCTCCGCTGGTTCTTGCAGTACCGACTTTGTCGGGGCCTGCATGTGCATCGCGGGCGCTGGTACGCGCTGCGGATCGGCCTGCGCTATGCTCGTTGGGGGATGTGATGGCTGTTACCGTCAAGGTTACCGGGCTTCGCGAACTTGACCGGGCGCTTTCGGACCTCAAGCGCGCGACGGCGAGGAACGTGGCGCGCAAGGTGCTCATCGAGGCGGGGACGCCGATGATGGAGGCGGCCGAGGCGAATGCGCCGCTCGGGCCGACGGGGAATCTGAAGGCCAGCTATGGCATCGGGACGAAGCTGACGCGCCGGCAATCGAAGATGAACCGCAAGCAAAGCGGCGTCGAGGTCTATGTCGGACCGAATGACCCTGCCGCAGTGCAGACCGAATTCGGCAATGCGCACCAGGCGGCGGAACCGCACCTTCGCCCCGCTTTCGATGCGGAGGCCATGCCGACGCTGGAGCGGATCCGCGATAGCCTTGAGGGGGAAATCGCCAAGGCTGTCGAGCGGGCGAGCCGGAAGGCGGCGCGTGCCGCGCGCAAGGCGGCGAAAGGCTGATCATGGAAGAGGCTATCACAGCATTGCTGCTGGCGGATCCGGCGCTTGCGCTGCTTGTGGGCGACCGCGTGCATTGGGGGCGCATTCCGCAGGGGAAGACGGGCACGGCGATCGTGTTGCAAGTCGTCGGCGGGGCGCCCGACTATACGCTTGCCGGACCTTCCGGGCTGGAGCCGTCGCGCGTGCAGGTCGACGGCTATGCGCTGACGGCGCTGGAGGCCAAACAGGCGTGCAACCGGTCGCTCGCCGTGCTCGGCGGGCAGCGCGCAACGGTGCTCGGCGTGACCCTGCAAGGCGGCTTCGTCGATAGCCGGCGCGACTTTCAGCCTGACGCGGCCGGCGGCTCCGAGCGGCTCTACCGGCGCTCCAGCGACATCATCATCTGGCATTCCCGCTAACCGGCCGTCAGGCCCGCCATCTCACAGGAGAGACCCATGGCAGACACAAAAGCCGCGATCGGCTATGGCATCACGTTCGAAATGGCGGATGCCGCAACGCCGAGCGTGTTCACCTATATCGACGAGATCTTCGACGTCACGCCGCCGTCCGAAACGACGGACTCCGTCGACGTGACGCACATGCAGAGCCCGAACCGCACGCGCGAGTTCATCGAGGGGCTGACCGATCCCGGCGAGGCCTCATTCGAGATGAACTATGTGCCGGGCTCGGCCGCCGACCTGGCGCTGACCGCGGCCAAGGGCAAGCGCAAGGTCTGCCGGCTGACCTTCCCGAACGGCGTGCAGTGCATTTTCAACGGCATTCGCCAGTCCTACGAGAAGGCGGCGCCGACCGACGACAAGATGACGGCGAGCGTCGCCTTCAAGGTTTCGGGCGAGCCGGTCATCACCGCGCCGGCCGCGCCGCGCAACCTGGTCGCGCCCGCGATTATCGGGACGGCAAAGGTGGGCGTTCCCCTCACCCTCGATACGGGCATCTGGGCGGGCGCGCAGGCGCTTTCCTTCCAGTGGAAGGCGGATGGCTCGGATGTTGTCGGTGCCACCGGCATGTCCTTCGTGCCGGTGACCGGCAATATCGGCGATCCGATCACTTGCGTGGTGACCGGCGCCAACGACGACTTCAGCACGGCCGTCACCACCGCGGCCACGGCCGCCGTCATTGCCTGAGGTGCGCCATGGGAAATGCAGTCAAGGGTACCGTCAGCCGCGAGATCGATGGGCAGACCGTCGAATTCACGCTTGGCGCGAACGAATGGTGCGAGCTTGAGTCGGAGCTCGGCAAAAAGACCGGCGCCATCCTGAAGGATCTCGCCGTTGTGGCCCAAACGGAGGAGGTCGATTTCCACCTCTTCCGGCACCTCTTTCGTGCGGCCCTCTCCTATTCGCGTCCGGACGCGACCCTTCGCGATGCGGGTACGATGATGTCCAAGTTGGGGCTGGAGGCGAGCGGCCTGCTGATCGCCGAAATCGTGCAGGCCGGCATGCCATCCGTGAGCGGCGCGCCGGGAAAGCGGAAGGCGGCGGCCAGGAAGACGTAGACTGGGCCGGACTGCTCGAAACCTGGGTCGAGCTGGGGCTCGACCGGGACCAGTTCTGGCGCCTCACGCTGCGCGAAATCGACCTCGTCGTGCGCGGCGCGGTGAAGGGGCATCGCCAGCGCCACAACATGCTGATGTCCATTGCCTGGCATACGGCGCGGCTGACGGCCTATGCGCCGCAGAAGCCGAGAGAGTTTATTCCGCTCAAAAAACTCCTGCAGGAGCCGGAGAAAAAGGCGCCGACGCCAAGCGATTGGCGCGCGGTGCTGGCGAAGGTCCAGGTCTGGGCCGGCCGGAAAGGATAATCCATGAATGCGGTGATCGGTGCGCTGCGGGCGGTTCTCGGCCTCGACAGCGCGGCTTTCGACAAGGGCCTGGACGAGGCGCGGTCGCGGCTCGCGAATTTCGGCCCGGCGCTGAAGAAGGGCCTGGGCGTTGCGAGCGCTGCGGCTGCGGCCGCAGGAGCGGCTATCGGCGTCGCCATCAAGGGTGCGATCGACGAGGCGGACAAACTCGACGAGGTCGCGCAGAAGATCGGCCTGCCGACGGAGGAGCTTTCGCGCCTGAAATATGCGGCCGAGATCAATGGCGTGGCCTTCGAGACGTTGCAGGGCTCGGTCGGCAAGCTCTCGCGCAACATGGCGGATGCCGCCAAGGGCGTCGGCGCCGGCGCCAAGGCGTTCGAGGCGCTTGGTATCACCGTCACGAATGCCGACGGCTCGCTGAAATCCTCCAGCGCCGTGATGCGCGAGATCGCCGACCGGTTCGCCGCCATGCCCGATGGCGCGCAGAAGACCGCCATGGCCATGCAGCTCATGGGCAAGAGCGGCGCGGACATGATCCTGATGCTGAACGGCGGCTCGGAGGCGCTGGCGAAGACGATGGCCGAGGCCGACAAGTTCGGTCAGGTCTTCACGGCCGAGATGGGCGCGAATGCGGGGCAGTTCAACGAGAATATCGACAAGATCGTCGGCTCCTTCGGCGCTTTGGCGGCCAAACTCGCGACGGCTGTTCTGCCGGCGCTGGTGCAGATCTCCGACATGCTCCTTGGCGTGACTGGCTGGTTTGGAACGCTTTCGCCCGCGGTCCAGTCCTTCATCGGTATCGCCGCGGGCTTAACGGCCGGACTTGCCGCGCTCGCCGTGCCGCTCGGCCTGGTCGCGACTGCGATCGCGGCTATCGGCGGACCGATCACGCTGACCGTTGCCGGCATCGCTGCCCTGTCGGCTGCGGTGATCGCCTTCTGGCCGGAGATCAAAATGGCGTGGGAGTGGTTGACGAAGCTGGTGAACGTGTTCGTGCAGCTGCATGTGCAGGTCATCGGCGCGGTAATCCAGAAGCTTTCCGAGATGAAGGCGGCCTTCGTCGACTATGCCGGTCAGCTGGTCGAAGACTTCGTCGCCGCCTTCGTCGATCTTCACGTCCGCATGTTCGAAATCGGTGGCCAGATCATCGAAGGCCTCTGGAACGGGATCAAGGCCAAGTGGGAATCCGTCAAAGGTGGGATCGCCAACATCGGGACGAGCATTTCGGACAGCGTGAAGAATGCGCTGGGCATTCACTCGCCCTCCAGGGTCATGCATGACGTCGGCCTCGATGTTATGCAGGGACTGCACAACGGCATGGCGTCGATGCGCGGTACCGTCTTGGGTGCGGCGACATCGACCGCAACGGGGATCAAGGGCGCGTTTGCCGACATGAAGAATGTCGGTGCGGATTTCGGGCAGGGCATTGAAAATGCCTTCTCTGGCATCGGCGCGTCCATCGCCGAGGCCATCAAGGGGACGAAGAGCTGGAGGGATGTGGCGCTCGACGCGTTGCGTTCGGTCGCCAACAGCCTGTTCTCCAGTGCAGGCTTCGGCGGCGGGGGCTTCGGCGGGCTGCTTTCCGGCGTGTTCCAGGGCCTTCTGGGCTTTGCGAACGGCGGCTCTTTCATGGTCGGAGGGTCCGGCGGGATCGACAGCCAGTTGGTTGCCTTTCGCGCCTCTCCCAACGAGCGCGTCTCGATCACGAAGCCTGGGCAGGAGCTTGCCTCGGGCGGTGGTCCCATGGATGTGCGCGTGTATGTCGACCAGGACGGCAACTGGCAGGCCGCAGTCGAGCGCCTTGCCGACAGGCGCATAAGCCGCGGCGCGCCCGCTATCGTGAACGCCGCGCGCCAGCAGGCTGTGCCAGCGATGGCGGAGTATCAGGCCAACACGGCCGGCGCGGAGTGGCGCTAGATGAGCGAAGTGCTTCGCTGGCCATCCAGCCTCCTCGTTCCGTTCGACACGATGGCAGATGTCGTTCCCTTCACGCGTTCCGGCGGGCGGGTGATCGGCGGGGCCAAGCCAGCCTATCGAACGGACCTCGGGTACTGGCGCGTCGATCTCAACGGGATCGCGCTTTCGACCGCGCAGCAGAAGCGCGCGTGGGATGCGATTTCGACCTATCTTGGCGGATCCTCGGGACGGATCGCCGTGCCGGTGTGGACGCGGGATACGGCGCCTTACGCAAGCGGCGCGGCGGAAGAGGATATTCTCGTGCCGCACAGCGACGACAGCACGTTCAGCGACGGATCGATGTATCTGCAAAGCCCGATCTCTGTCGTGTCCGTCGGCGCCACGGCAATCGGCGCTACCGTCATGTCGATGCGGGTCATCGCCGGTGCGCAGGATCTGTCCGGAACGCGGTTTTCGTATCGGCACGCGGCCTACAAGGTCGGCCAGGTGCTCGACATCGCCGGCGACACCTGGACGGTGCGCATCACGCCATCCGTCGCCGAGTTGATTCCGGCCGGCGCCGATCTGGAGTTTCATCGCCCGACCTGCGTTTGCAACCTCGACAAGGATATCGGCATGCGTCGTGGGATGCGGGCCGACGGGGTGGAATTCTATTCTGTCTCCTTCGCCGAGGACGTGCGCTACTGGAACGATCTCGCGGCGGGCATCATCACATGAGCTATGCCCTTCGTATCCTTTGCGACGTTCATCTGCCCGACAAGGTGGTGCGGGTCTGGGACGGTTCGGGCCGAACCTTCGTCGACGGCGCCGGCAACCTTTACCGGGCAGCGCAGTTCTCGGAGGAAGCGCTGCAGCAGATCGAGGCCGCCATCAACGGCACCTCCTATACGCTCTCGCTCTCGCTCATCGGCCTGCCGCAGATGCTTGGCGACGACATCTGGGACTATGACGAGACGACGCCGGTCAGCGGATCGAAATTCGTGGTCAAGATCCAGGAGGTGGACGATTTCTCGCAGCCGCTCGATGCGCCGGAAATCGTCTTCACCGGCACGATCGACAACATGGCCGTTTCCGACCAGACGGTGGAGAGCGACGACGAGGGCGACAGCACCCAGTCGATCGTCACCCTGGAAATCGTGAACCGTTTTACGCTGCGCAACCTCACGAACGGAGCCGTGCTCTCTCACGTCGACCAAGTCGAGCGCGCGAAAATCCTCAATCCTTCGGCGCCGGACGACCGCGCCTGCGTGCGCGTGCCGCGTTATCGGAGTGCGACGATCCGATGGCCGAACTGGTGACGCCGGTCATGATCTCCGCCTTCCTGGCATTCGACGGCGCGCGCCCCTGGACGCCCGGCGCGACGGTCGATTGCTGCCTTGCGCTCGCGGAATGGGCGATCTGGCTGGGATATCCAGACCCCGCGGCGCATCTAAGAGGCATCTACACGCCGGGACGAGGCCAGATTGACATCCTGGCGGCACGCGGCGGCGCGCTCGAACTGGTCGGGGCCTGCGCACGGGCCATTGGCGCCGACCGGGTCCGTGAACCTTCGGCGGGATGCATCGGTGTCGTCGGAAGCCGCTCCAACCCCGCCAGGCAATTCGGCGTGATCCATGACGGCCGGGGATGGCTGACGCGGACGCCGAGTGGATGGCACGGGATCAGCGCCCGCGCGCTGGACATCTGGAAGATATAGACATGGGTATCATCGAAGGCTTCGTGCTGTCGATCATCGCATCGATCGGCACCACAAGCGTGCTTGCTTCCAACCTGCTCTATATCGGCCTCATGGGGGCCGCCGCGATCGGCGGATCGTACCTTCTCGGCGCGGTGCAGAGCCTGTTCGTCCAGAAGCCTTCCGTCCCCAAGCCGGAGGATGGCTCCTACAATCTCAAGCAGAACGTGCCGTCGCTGGCCTATGTCTACGGCACGGTGAAGAAGGGCGGGGATTACATTTTCCTCGAGGAGGCGGAAGGCAGCGCCTTTCACATCATCGTCTGGTGCGCGCGGCGCATCAACGGCTTCACCACCCACTACCTGCACGACAAACCCGTGACGCTCGACGGCGCCGGCTATGTGACGGCGCCTGCGAACTTCGCCCCGGACTATGTGCGTATCCGCACACGCGTGGGGCTTGATGCATCGACGGCCTATGCCGAGGTCGTCGCGGCATTCGCATCCATCTGGGGCAGCGACTGCCGGGGCGACGGTCTCGCGTCCGTGATGATGGTCTGCAAGACCGCGCCGCAGAGCGCATATCTCACCGTTTACCCGAACCAGATGCCGGAACATACGGCCATCGGCGAGGGCGCGCTGCTCTACGATCCGCGCAAGGATTCGACGCAGCCCGGAGGCTCCGGCGCGCATCGGGTGGATGATCCCAACACCTGGGCATTCGATCGAAGCCTTGCCCTCTTCCGGCTGGATTACCTCACGAAGCCATATGGCGGGAAGCTCACCTATGCCGACATGTATATGCCGGACTGGATGAATGCCGCGAACGTGGCGGACCAGACCGTCATCAACCGGTCTGGTGGCGCGGAAAAGCGCTATCACGGCGGCCTGTGGTTTCGGGCGAACAACGATCCTATCGAGGTGGGGCGCCAGATCGACGACGCCGGCGAGATGGTGATCTATGAGCGCGCCGACGGCTTGATCGGGGTGCATGCGGGCGAGTTCGTCGAGCCGACCGTTCGTCTCACCCAGGACGATATCTTCGCGATCAAGGTGGACAAGAACCGCAGGAAGAACGCGACGGTGCTTGCGGTGCGCGGCCGGTATGTCAACCGGCAGAACGACTACAACACCGAGGATGCGGCGATCTACGGCATGCCTTATGGCATCGACGATGACAGCACGGAGCGCACGCAGACGATCGACAATGTCTGCATCCAATCGCACAACCACTGCCAGCGGAAGCAAAAGCTCAAGTTCGTCCGGGCGAACGCGCGCCGGGTGACGGTGACTGCCGACTACCGGGCAGCCAAGGGGGCGGCCTATTCACGGTTCGTGCGGATCCACTATCCCTCGCGCGGGCTGGCCGAAGCCGTTATCGAGGTGATCGGGAATGTCACCCGCGACCTTCGCGCCATGCGCATCAGCTTTTCCGGCATTCTCGTTTCCCCATCGCTTTATGACTTCGATGCGGCGACCGAGGAGGGCGCGCCGGGCGAGATCATAGAACCTGCGCCGGACGAGGGCGTTCCGGACGCGGTCAATGTGACGATCGAGATCAGAACCGAAGTCGTCGCCG